GACGTTGAACTTCACATACTGCGGGCGCGGCAGCAGCGCCGAGAGCGCCTCTTCGATGAAGCCGAGCCACGGCCCGAGCGTGTAGGTCACGAACTGGATGCCCTGCTGCTCGATGCCGGTACCCCAGCTCGTCGAGCGCTCGACGTCGCCGATCATGTGCGGCGGCACGCCGAACAGTCGCGCGATCTCGCCGACCTGGAACTTGCGCGCTTCGAGGAACTGCGCCTGTTCGGGTGTGACCGAGAGCGCCTTCACGTCTGCGCCGGCCGACAGCACGCCCGGCTGGTGCGCGTTGTACACGCCCTGGTGTGTCTTCTTCCAGGTCGCGATCATCTCGTCGATCTCATCCTGGTCGACGTCGCCGGGCACGGTGATGAGGAACGGCGTCGCCGCGTCCTGCGAGAAGAACCGAACGGCGTACTCCTGCTGCCCGAGTGCGAGGCCGAGCGTCGCTCGCTGATTGTCGAGCGGCCCCATGCCCTTCAGCATCCCCGGCACCGAGAAACCCTGGACGTGGAACACCTCGCGCTGCGCGTACTCGGTGCGGTTCACGACGTAGATGATCTCGCCGTCGCGCATCAGCACCTGCACGAGGTTCGGATGTATCGGCCGACTCAGTTGGATGATCGGCCCGGTTCCCGGCCCCAAGGGCTCCGATCGCTGGATGAACGAGTACCAATTCCCGCGCATCAGCAGCGAATACAGCGCTTCGAACATCCCGCGCTTCGGCTTGCCGTCCCCGAACGGGTCGCCCACGAGGCTCGGAATGGGCGTCACCTCTTCGCGCGCGCCGTTGCGTTTGCGATACGCGTCGAGCGGCAGCATCGCGACGGCGCCGGCGATCAACCGGACGCATGATGCGACGGCCGAGATCGCGAGTGCGGTCTGCTCGGTCACGAGCATGATGGCGCTCTGACCGCCCGGGAGCTCGCTGTTCAGCGGGATTCGCCCCGGGTTCGGGCCGCTTGAGTAGGTCGTCTGCGGCCAGCCGAGCCCGAGGTTCGCTTGCGCGCGTCGAACCAGGCTCACCGGTCAGCTCCCGCGCGCGCGGGACGCTGCTTGTGCCTCCTCGTGGGAACGATGACATATGCGCCGGCCGCCACGAGCAATAGGCCGAACGCGAGCAGACCGATCTCCAGGTTGAACAGGAACGCGGCAGCGATCATCGACGCGAACCCGAGGAGCTCGACGACGGTCGAGACGCCCTCGGCGGTCGGCTTGCGCGGCTTCCATTCGCGCGCGTATGCGAAGGCGGCGAAGCTGAGAACGGCGCTGACCATTCCGAGCGTTAGTCTCACGCGAACATCCCTTCGAGTTCGAAGTGCAGATCGATCAGGTCATCGAGTCGCAGTGGTGGCCCTTCCGGCCGTGGCTCGACGAACTCGGCCGAGGGATACCAGCTGAAGATCCACACATGTGCGCGCATCAGCAGCTCGGCGGTGAACGCATCCGCTTCTCGCGTGAAGTACTCATCGCACTCGGGGCAAGCCAAGCCGTAGAAAGCACGCGTAGACGTCGGCTGCCAACCGGCGCGCTTGCTCATTTCGACGCAGAGGCGGATCTCCTGTGCCTCGATCTCGACACGGCCGCAGTTCGGGCACCGGACCTCGATGATCTCGGAGGTCATCGCACCTTGCGCGCGGCCCTTCGCGTGCGGCGGTTCGGCACCGCGGTGGCGGCCTTGCGCAGCGCGCGGAGTTCTACGAGATGCCGACGTGCGATCAACGTCCGCAGATCCTTCGCCTGAATCTCCAGCGGCACGGCCTGCTTGTGTGTCATCAGTGCACGTGGTGAAGGACCCACGCATACAGCAGCAAGCCGAGCACGATGCCGGAGGCGATCGCGATGATGGTTCGGATCACGTCTTGGCCTCCTCGAGCTCTCTCATGCTGATGAACAGCTTCGGCCGCTTCTTGCCTCTGGAAAGCAACCCATGCACCGCCAGCGTGCCGGCGACAAGCGCGGTGATATCACCATCGGTGTGTCGCTTCGACCACGCCCATCCGCCCTCGAGCTCGCGCTTCTCCGCGATGGCCAAAGCGGCGGGGAACTCCGGCTCGCCGAGATGACGGATCTGCAGCGTCGTCGCCAGGTCGTACAGCTGCGCGCAAGCCGCGGCCATATCGGATGCGCTGGTCTGTTTCGGCCGCACCTTCGCCTTTTCGAGCGCAGGCGCGAGCGCTTCACACGTGGCCTTGTCGCCGACGATCGCTGGTGCGCGCCAATTGCGTTTCAGCTCGGCAAGTCGAGGCGCGACCCACTCGGTGCCTGGACGCGCATCGATCACCTCGAGGTGGATCAACCCGTCTGCGCGGTAACCGGCCGCGCATATCGCAGCGGCTCGGCGATCGGGGACGACGTCGAACCCGAATGCGACCGGATCTTCTGGCCCGGATCGCTTGTCTGTGAGCTGTGCCCACAGCGACAGGTCGATCGCGGGATCCACCCCTACGTCGGGTGGCGCGTCCCACCAGCCCAGGCGTTCGCGCGCGAACTCTTCCGGCGGCATCCCCTGGCGTTCCTTCGCGATGTGCTCCTCGCTGATGCGCCTGCCGATCGCAGGATTCGCCCGGCGCCACCGCCGACGATCGTCGAGCCGACACCCGTCGCTACCCACCGCATGCGTGCACTCCGGTGTGAGGCACTCGCCGCCGAGATCATCGCAAAACTCGACGTAGGTCAGGCTCGCATCGCCTTTGCGTCCACGGTCGCGGATCGCGCGCAACACCGCGGAGTCCACCAGGCCCGCCGACGATCCGTAGAACACCTGCGGGTCCGGCCTCGCCGACATCGTCGGCAGCAGCGCGCCCATGTGCATCGGCTTGAGGGCGAACGCCTCGTCGAGCACGACCTTGTCGCCTGTCAGCCCGCGCCCGGCGGAACGTGTGCGCGCCTTGAAGATCAACCGCGCGCCCGAGCGCATCTCGATCGCTTCGTCGCCGGTTCCGCGGAACACATTGCGGACGCGTCGTCGCAGCCAGTCCGAGCCCTCAACAAGCTCGATCATGTCGCGGAACGCTTCTTGCGCGGTCCCGAACTCGTGCGCGGACCACACGACCAGGCGCTGATCGGTCACGAACAGCCACCCGAGCGCAGCCATCTTGAACACGCCGGTCTTCAGGTTCTGGCGCGCGCAGATCGCCGCATTCTCGAACGTCGATGACGCCCCGGTCGGTCCGAGCGCGAAGAACAGATCCAGAATCATCCGCTGCTCGGGATCCGGTTCGAGCCCCGCGAGCGTGGCGAGATCTGCGACTTCAGGACCGAGCGTGCGCGCGTATGGCGGGTGCGTGCAGTGAGCCGGACTAACCAGCGACGAGCTTGCGTTCACGGCGCGCCCTCAGTTCGTCGATCGGATCGACGTCGGCAGAGCGTCCTGCTGCCGCAGCCTTGTCGACGAGCGCATCGAGCTGGCGAGCAGCGCCGGCCATCGCTGCACCTGCGATCTCGCCCCGGTCGATCTGCTTGGCGAGGTCGATCGCGAGCTGGCCGGGCACCGTGTTCTGCGCGCGGACGCGGGTGAGCTCGGCGCGCACGGTCTTGGCCAGGGTGCCCGAGCGCTTGCGAGCAGCCTTCGCGGCCGGGTTGCGTTGCACGCGCTTGCGGCAGCGGTCCGAGCAGAACTTCGCGGTCGAGCTCTTCCCGGAGAGGTCGACCGAGCAGCCAGGCGCCTGACACCGTCGCATCGACCCTCCGTTTGTCCCGGACCGCGGGACGCGGTGTGTAGAAAAAGCTCTGACTCAGTCAAATGCAGGCGATCCGGTCTGAACTTTTGACCCGCCCTCCCCCTACCAGGCGCGCGAGTTCCGACGCCGTCGCCGAGCGAGCCCGAGCTTCATGCCGGCTTCGCGGTTACAGCGGCGGTGCACGATCCGGTCACCGCTCGAGCGCCTGCCGAACACCAGCGGCACCGAGTGATCGAGGTCTAGGAACTGGCCGCGCAACATGGGCTTGCCGCACATCGGGCACAGCTTGCCGATCGCCAGCGGCAGCAGACGCTTGCGGGTCTTCTGGTGTTGGGTTCCGTAGCCTCGCTGCGTCGTGGTGAGTCGGGCCACAGGTCGGGATCCTCTAACGACAAAACGCGCCGGAGAGACACCTCGGCGCGTATCGAGGTGAAATCCTTGCACAACACATATGCGCTGGTCAAGCATCTCTGCCCTTTGTCCG